GCAAGCAAAATGAAAAAAGAAGAGCTTGCAGGTATGTACCGTAAAATTATGGGAGAAACTGTGGCAGAAGAAGTAGAAGCCGATGATCAACCAATCGTTGAGTATCAAGCTGACTTCTCTCAAGATCTAGATGCGTTAATCGAGTCTGAAGCTACACTCAGCGATGAGTTTAAAGCTAAAACAGCCGTAATTTTTGAAGCAGCTATCAAATCTAAACTATCAGAAGAAATCGATCGTTTAGAAGAAAACTATAAGACTGAACTCGAAGAAGAAGTAGAAGCTACTAAAGCTGATATGGTCGAGAAAGTCGATAGCTACCTCAACTATGTTGTTGAGAATTGGATGGAAGAAAATAAACTTGCAGTAGAAACCGGTCTACGTACCGAGATTGCTGAGAAGTTTATGAATTCATTGAAAGATCTGTTTACAGAATCTTACATTGAAGTTCCAGAATCTAAAGTTGACCTAGTTGACGAACTTTCCCAAGAAGTAACAGAGCTTGAAGAAGCCCTGAATGCTTCAATGGCAAAAGCAATTCAAGCTTCTGATGAGCTAGAAACAATGAAACGTAACGAAGTAATTCGTGAAGCTTCAAAGGATTTAGCAGAAACACAAGTTGAAAAACTTGCGAAGCTTGTAGGAGATATTACCTTTGAAGATGAAGATACTTTTGCAGAAAAAGTAAAAACAGTCAAAGAATCATATTTCAAAAAAGAATCCGTTGAGTCTGTAATTGAAGACGCAGTTGAAGATGACGATGGTAACATTGTTGAAACAACTGGAACAATGGAACAATACCTAACCGCGATTCGTAAAGCATCGCAAACATAAATTTGGGAGTCCAAAAAAATGCAATCTTATGACAAATTAGTCGAAAAGTGGGCACCAGTACTTAATGAAGAATCAGCGGGTACTATTAAAGACGCTCACAGAAAAGCAGTAACAGCTGCGATTCTAGAAAACCAAGAAGTTGCTATGCGCGAAGAGCGTAATCAGAATAACTTCTTAACGGAAGCTGCACCTGCCGGTGCAAACACAGGTTCTATCGGAACATGGGATCCTGTATTAATCTCACTTGTACGACGTGCAATGCCAAACCTAATGGCATACGACGTTGCTGGTGTTCAGCCAATGTCAGGACCAACAGGTCTCATCTTTGCGATGAAATCACGTTTTGACGGTGGTGACACAGGTAATACTGAAGCACTTTTCAACGAAGCTGCTACACGTCACTCAGGTACAAAAACATCTGCAGCACCAGGTGCAGACGGTTCAGGTCTAAACGTAACGAACGCAAGTTCGCCAAACACAATCGATTCCGATCGTGTAACAGATCTGAAAAACATGGGTATGACTACAGACTCTGCTGAAGCTCTCGGTGATTCAGCCTCAAATGCTTTCGAGCAAATGGGTTTCACCATTGAGAAATCAACTGTGACTGCGAAGTCACGTGCGTTGAAAGCGGAATATACTCTAGAACTAGCACAAGACTTGAAAGCAATTCATGGTCTTGACGCTGAGACAGAGTTAGCCAACATTCTATCAACAGAAATTTTGGCTGAGATCAACCGTGAAGTCATCCGAACAATTAACTCACAAGCGAAAACTGGTGCGCTACAGGCGTCAACAGCAATCAATGGTATATTTGATATGTCATCAGATGCCGATGGTCGTTGGTCAGTTGAAAAATTCAAAGGCCTAATCGTTCAAATCGAACGTGAAGCCAACGTAATTGCAAAAGAAACACGTAGAGGTAAAGGTAACTTTATTATCTGTTCTTCAGACGTTGCTTCAGCTCTTACAGCTTCAGGCATGTTGGATTACACTCCTGCATTGGCAGTCAACTTAAACGTAGACGACACAGGAAACACTTTTGCTGGTGTTCTTAACGGTCGTACACGAGTCTATATTGACCCATATGCAACTGTAGATTACGTAACTGTTGGTTATAAGGGTACAAACCCATACGACGCAGGTATCTTCTATTGTCCATACGTACCATTAACTATGGTCCGTGCGGTAGGGGAAGAAAACTTCCAGCCAAAAATCGGTTTCAAAACTCGATACGGCATGGCATCAAACCCATTCGTAGGTGCAACACCTGCAAACGGTTTGGCTGCAGTAAAAACCAACCAGTACTACAGAATTTTCCGAGTCGACAATATAATGGCATAAGCCTAACGGAAATATTTTTAATACCTCCAGGGTCGCTTCGGCGGCCCTTTTTTCTATTATAAATACAGTTATTAATAGGAAGTAATATGGCTATATCAACTACAACCACAACTACTGGTATTTTAGAATCTACCATTACGACTAATACAAACTATCTACAACCTACCGGGTTTAAGATAGGTATTAATCGTAAATACTTTCCAAACATAGAATACTTCGCACAATCAGTTATGCATCCTGATATGTCAGTAACTCAAATAGAGATACCGTATAAAAGAATTGGTGGAGTACCTCTCACTGGAGATAAATTAAATTTCGGTGAGATGACTGCGATGATTATTATGGACGAAGATCTATCAGCATATACAGAAATGTATAACTGGTTAAAATCTTTTGTTGAAGCCCCAGATGTAAAACCATCCGAAGCTGCTAACGGCGCAAAGGGACCATCAGAAGCAGATATAACATTGTCTATATTATCAAGTCATAATAACGTTGCGAAGAAAATTATATATAGAAATGCATTCCCCACCTTATTAGGTGATGTAAACTTTGAAGCTTCAACTGGTGATGTACAATATATTACATTCCCTATTTCGTTTAGATTTACATATTTTGAAATTGAATAACCTTAGGATTTATTATGGATTTAAAAATGATTCTCGACTCATGGTCGAGTGACAGTGTTATTGGTCAAACAAGTTTAGATGAATCATCTCGTCAAACTCCCATTCTCCACGCAAAATATTTAGAATTACTTTCTCTTGCAAAGCTAAAATTAAAAAAAGCTGAGCAAGATCAAAAAATATTACTTAAAGACAAATGGCTTTATTATAATGGAAAAATGGATCAAGAGCAAATAGCAGATAAAGGATGGCAACCAGATCCATTTGATGGACTTAAGATTTTAAAAGGTGAGATGGATTATTATTATGATGCTGATCCAGAGATTCAGCAGTCAGTGGAGAAAATAGAGTATCTAAAAACTATAATAGATACTTTAAGTGAGATTATGAATAACATAAATTGGCGACATCAAACTATTAGTAATATGATTAAGTGGCGAGTATTCGAGAGTGGCGGCTAATATAAAAATATGGAAGAAAAATGAAAGTATTGCTCTCGTTGATTGTGATGCTGGAATTGCAAAAGAACTAAGCGATTATTTTTCTTTCTTTGTCCCTGGTTACAAGTACATGAAACTGTACAAGCGTAAAATATGGGACGGCAAAATTAGATTATTTAATAATGTAAGTAAAGAGCTTCCTGCAGGATTATATCCATTTGTTGATGAATTCTGTAAACAAAGAAGTTATACTCTTGAAACTGAATCTACTAAATACGGCGCGCCGCAGGATAAAAGCGAAGAAGATCCTAAAGAAATATATGAATACATAAAAGATTTAAATCTTACTAGTAAAGGTAAACCTATAAAAATACGCGACTATCAGTTTGATGCGGTAATGAAAGCATTAAACATAAATCGCTGTGTATTGCTGTCTCCTACAGGTTCTGGTAAATCTTTAATAATTTATTGTCTTGCACAACTTTGGCTAAAATATATTGCAGATGGATTCAGATACCCGAAAGCTGGAAGAGTATTAATAGTTGTACCTACAACCTCATTAGTAGAACAAATGCAAAAAGATTTTGTTGATTATGGTTTAGGCGAAAGAGCTATACATAAAATATATTCTGGTAAAGACAAAGATAATATACAATCTTCCGTAGTAATATCTACATGGCAATCAATATATAAGTTACCTAAAGAATGGTTTGATCAATTCGGTATGGTAGTTGGCGATGAATGCCATGGATTTAAATCAAAGTCTCTAACTGATATTATGAATAAATGTACGGAGGCAAAGTATAGGATAGGCACAACTGGAACCCTGGACAATGCACAGGTCCATCACCTTGTCTTACAGGGACTGTTTGGAAAAATACATAGGGTAACAACTACTAAAGCTTTGCAGGACAACAATACTCTTGCAAAACTAGATATAAATATAATTATACTAAAATATAATGAAGAGATACGTAAGTCTCTAGGAAAGGTGACATACCAAGATGAGATCGATTGGATTGTTAAAAATAAGTCTAGGAACACTTTTATTCGCAATCTGGCTTTGGATGCTAGTGGTAATACTCTCGTCCTTTTTAACTTTGTTGAAAAGCACGGCAAGCCTCTCTTTGATATGATTAATGAGAGAGCTGAAGACGATAGAAAAATATTTTACGTATCAGGTGAGGTAGAAACTTCAGATCGAGAAGCTATAAGAGAAATAACGGAGAAACAGAAAAATGCTATCATTGTTGCAAGCTTGGGCACATTTAGTACAGGAATCAACATTAAGAACCTTCACAATATTATCTTCGCCTCTCCGTCAAAGTCACAAATCAAAGTCCTCCAGTCAATCGGTCGCGGACTCAGAAAAGCGGATGATGGCCGCCACACAAGACTTTTCGATATCGCCGACGACTTACACTGGAAAGGCAAGAAGAACTACGCGCTCGTCCACGGGGAAGAAAGAATAAAAATATATAATAAAGAAAAATTTGATTATAAAATCATAGAGGTGCCAATTGGAAATTAGACAATTTAAATTAGCCAACAACGATGAAATCATGTGCGAAGTTGTAGAGTATCATGAAGATGATGATGCTATTGTTGTACGCAAAACTATGAAAATGGTTCAAATGGACAATATGGCTAACGGTACTCGATACTATGCATTTCGCCCCTTTATGATGTATCAACTTACAAAAGAAGCTTTTCAAATCGTTAATTGTGAACATATTATTGCAGAAGCAAATCCTAATCAAGATTTAATTTTAGAATATTTTAAAGCTATAGAAACAGCCTTAGATGAAGAAGGCGGCCCGAAAGAAAATTTAGATGAAATGAGGGAAAAGTATAATAAGTATGTTCAACAACAAGTTCAACAACAAACTGAAATGTTGGCCGATTTAGACTCTGGATCTGGAAGTAATATTATTAAATTTACTTTAGACAAAAGTAAGATGCACTGACGGGTATACTATCCTCCCTCAACAGTACTCTTTTATTATACACCAGTTTTCTGGTATTGTACACAGTTAATTTAGTAAAATTAAATATTTTTTTAGTGTACATCCGTGCTAAAACGTGATAGAATTATATTATATTAAGGATATATTATGAAACCTAAAGATAAACCACATTATGTAAATAATGCACAATTTTCACAGGCCGTAGTAGAATATGTTACCATTGTACGTGAAGCAAAAAAGAAAGAAGAAATTCTTCCTGTTGTGCCTGATTACATAGCTTCATGCTTTCTTAAAATAGCTGAAGGACTTTCCCACAAATCAAACTTTATTCGATATACTTATCGAGAAGAAATGGTTATGGACGCAGTCGAAAACTGTTTAAAGGCAATCGAAAATTATAACTTAGAAGCAGCCACACGATCCGGTAAACCAAATGCATTTGCATATTTTACTCAGATTTCATGGTATGCATTCTTACGTCGTATTGCAAAAGAAAAGAAACAACAAGATATTAAATTTAAATATATGTCACAATCAGGAGTAGAAGCTTTCTTGTTAGATGAAACAGATAATTCAGTAGCAGCAAACTTTGTCGATATGTTAAAAGACAGAATTGAAAAAGTAAAAGGTTACGATACAGAAGTGAAAGAATTCGCAAAGAAAGAAAAGAAACGACGTAGGCCAGTGCAAAAGGTCGATTCTGATTTGACAGGTTTTTTTAAATGAAGGTAGCAATAATAAATGACACTCATTGTGGGATTCGCAATTCTTCTGACATATTTCTCGATAATGCAGAAAAATTTTATAATGATGTATTTTTTCCTACTCTTTTGGGGCGGGGGATTCGCCATATCGTTCACCTTGGCGACTACTTTGATCACAGGAAGTTTATCAATTTCCGTGCCCTTAACCGTAATCGTCATGTCTTTCTTGAACGGTTACGAAAAGAAAAAATAACAATGGATATTATTTGTGGTAATCATGATACTTACTACAAAAATACAAACGATTTAAACTCACTTAAAGAACTACTAGGTCACTATATGAATGAGGTTCATATCATACATGAGCCGACGGTTATGCAATATGGTTCTTTAAAGATGGGTATGGTTCCATGGATATGTCCAGAGAATCATGATAGAACTATGGAGTTTTTTAAAACGGCTAAATGTGATTGGATTGGTGGTCACTTTGAATTTGCTGGTTTTAGTGTATTACGTGGTGTTACAGCTCCTCATGGTTTAGATCATAAACAATTATCAAGATTTGAAAGAGTATTATCCGGACATTATCATACAAAGTCTCAAAAAGATAACGTAACGTATCTTGGCACACAAATGGAGTTTTCTTGGAATGATGCACACGATCCTAAGCATTTTCATATTCTTGATACGGAAACGCGTGAGCTAGAAGCAATACAAAATAATCATACTTTATTTCAAAAAATAGTGTACAATGACGAAGAAATAGATTATAATAAGTATAACGTAACTAATTTAGATGGTAAGTTTGTAAAAATAGTTATAGTCAATAAAAAAGATATATTTACATTTGATCGATTTATTGATAGAATACAAAACAGAAAGATTCATGATCTCAAGATTGCTGAAAACTTCGACGAGTTTTTAGGATCTAATGTAGAAGATGAATC